GAGATGTTGAAGGGTTACAGCCTCGCGGAAGGTGTTAAGAGTGGCAGAAGTGGCCGCCGTCAGATCGGCTTGAAGAACGCCAGCCAACTCTGAACGAGGAATGGCTGTTCCGACAGCGGTTCCATCGCCTACGGTTATAACATCACCGGTAGCGGCGGCTGAAACGTTGTCGTTCACGAGATGATGAGGACCGCTGTTGTCGTAAATAACGCCAGTAACGGCGTTTTGGGTGTCGTTGTAGAAAGGGATCCCTTGAATGACGGTAGTGCCTCCCATGTCTGCTCCGGCGATAACATCGACCGGGGCGGTGTCACCAAGAGGGAGAAGCACGTCAGGGCCTTTCTGGGGGAAGGGCAAAGCGCGAGTGAAGTAGTCATCGCGTTTAGCCCGTTTGAGGAGGGTATAGTCAGTGTAGGTGTCGGGACCCTCGTCCGTTGGGACGGGGACGGAGTCCTGCAGGTTCTGGTCCCGGTACCAAGTGTTCCAGATGAGATTGTAAGCGCGATGCCACATCGCGGAGAAGGGAAGATCGGGCACGCCAGGAGGGATGCCCATGTAGTCGGACAGGGTGCCGACAGCAACGCCGACGGTCGCAGGAGCGACGAGTTGAGGAAGCAGGTAGTCCGTCGGATCGTCGGGGTTGGTTTGTTGGCCGTTCATTTCCTCCCAGAATTCGTAGACGAGACGATAGGGAACGGCGAAGTAGTGAACATCCATGTACAGGTTGTCCATGATGGGTTGTTTGAGAGGAGAGAGAAGCCGGGCGAACATTTCCGCTTTCATGCGGATGGTATCGCCGGGGAGAGCCTCATCAACGTAGACGGGAATGAGATAGCCCGCGTTGAAGGTTGTTTTATGACCGTGGGAACGGTCGAAGGTCGACCGAGGGCGGGCGACCTGGGGGACTTGGGAGAAGCGATTGAAGGTGTTGACGGAGCGCATGTTACTTCACCTCACCGTGAACGACATAGGCGGCCGCGTTACCGAGCGGCCGGGGGGAAGGGAAAGATTCGAAAACGCCGACGTTGTCGTCGAAGAAGCCGAGTTCGCAGATGGTGTAGTCCTCGGGGTGCCGAGAGAGAGAAGTTTTGGGATCATTGACCAGGTCGGTGAACATGCGAAGAGCGACGCCGGTCGAAACGGCGGCGAAGGGAGTATTGTAAATTCCAGATTTTCCGTCGAGAATGGAGAACATTGTCAGTTTCAAGTCAGCCTCCTAGTTTTTCGTCCAGTGGACGTTTGTATTGCTGAAGCTTTTGCTTCAAGATCACCTCGCGATTAGCGAGGTTGAAGAGTGGTGAACGACCCGTTTTTTTGGCAATTATTCCAAGTCGCTTAATAGACGAAGCCTCTCGAATTTCTTTCGAGTTAGCGACGAGAGCGGGATCGATTTTTTCTGTACGGGAGTCATAGTATCGAGGAACGGGGTAGAAGTTTCCGGTGTGGACGACAACATTGGAGGGATAGACGTCAGACCGATAATGGTCAATCCAACCGGCACCGATTCCAGGATTGCGAGACATCCGCGTGTATTCAGGTTTTTTTCCGTCGGAAGGCGCATTTTTATCTATCTGCTTTTTGAGTACGTAGCGCGCAACGTACGCTGCAGATTCAGGAGTGACTGTACCGATTGCGGCGTGGCCAAGGCCCCATATTTTTGTGAGAGTTTGCGAGACATAGAGGGCGCGATCACCTTCTCCACCGAGGAGGACTTTATCCTCGAAGGAGAAGTTGAATAGTAGAACATGGTAATGCGGACGACCTCTCCTGTCTCCGTATTCGCCGCAGTAATAATAACGGGGTTCCCTGTCGGGAAAGTTTTTACGGAGACGTTTGAAGAATTTTTGAACATCTGCTTCACAGAGCGAATTATTTGGCGGGAGGTGGGCATCGTCGTAAGTGAGCGTCAGACACTCGTTTGATTCGTGGAGGGAAGCTTCGTGGACACATCGGATTGTCCAGGTTCTAGAACGGGTAAAGAGACAGGCTTGGCACTTCCCACAGGGGAGGGTGATTGGGGGTTCGTCACGCCGCGGATTAGGCTCCCTAAGTAACATACGGCGTTTGCCAGTCTGAGGATTGACATCACCGCGCCAAGCGCGAAGCGGAAAGTTGCAGGCCACACGTTAGAGACGGATACCGCCACGAGCCATGTAGGAAGCGCCGGAGCTGTTGTTCCGAGGGTGAACGCCGGAATTTTTGGAGAAGCTACGACGGGAAGACTTGCGAGGCATGCGGGATCGCTTTTTGTGCATCGAAGGGCTCCTGTAGGACGGGTTGAAGGCTCATGTCACAAGTAACGCCAGCGTTGGGGTCCGTGTGACGTTCAAAGATTTGGATCCGGCCAAGGCCGAATCCAACGGGCTGATAAGAACGGCAACACCGGCACCAAGTGACCATGAGCATAGTTTAAGTGAAGGGATTGACGAAGTCAACCCCTTTTTTTAGAGGGGGGGCACTGACTGGTGTCAGTGCGCACATAATTATCAAGTAGAGGGTATGTGCGCCGGGCAGGGCCCGGCCCCCCCTGAAGGGTCTAGGACGAAATTTTTTTGTTTTAGTTTTGGGCCTAAGTTATCGACGAGCCGGAGGCCGTCGACCAGGCCAAAAGAGCAAACCCTCCCCCCCAAGAGGGGGGAGGGTTTCATTGACAACAACCGCCAGGGGCGGGGGTCGCTCGGCGAACTACGCCTCGCCGACCTTTTTTGAATCGGGGGCAGGAGTTTCGGCCTTGGGAGCGGGAGTTTTTTGATCGTTTTTGTTTTCGTTTTGTTTTTCCCGTTTTTTGAGAAGGCCGTATTTTTCACAGTCCGCCCGATTGTTCTCGTCTTTGATGAAAGGCACGAGATTTTGAGGATTGTTTTTGAGTTTTTCTCGAAGACCCGAGGGAAGACGACGGAAAGCTTCTTGGGCCGCAGTAACGCGGTTGAAGGCTTCCTCGTATGAGGGGACGTTTGAAACGTCACCGTAGATGGGTTGTCGAGTTGCGGGAGGGAGATATCCGACAGCACGACCACGTGCAACGATGGTGTTGATGTCGGTTTCCTTCCGCATGGATTGTTTCGTCCTGGAAGGGCGAGTGGAGTACCACGCATGAGGTTTGTCCAGCGTGACCTCGCCAGTTTTTTTATTGATGATAGGAGTATTCATTTTTTCACCTCGCCCATGGAAGGACACGATTTGAGATAGCGTCAATAGCCGCTATCCACGGATGTTTTTTGATGACAGCAGCATCTGCTTCTTTTTTAACAGCATCCGCGCCAACGGCGCGGGCGTTTGAAGTTGCAGCGGCGGCTTGCGCCGCCTGGAGTTTTCGTGTTGATTGCTCGGTTTTCGCGGACTCCTTGTTGAGATCGATCCGCGATTGTGCCTCCTGGACATCCTTACGGAGACGCAAAGCGTCAGTCGCCGATGAAGTAACTTCGTCAGCGGCGTCGCCGAGGATGTTCTCGATTGGAGCGGCAGAGCCGCCAGGAGTGGTTGAAGGGCCTCCAGAGCTGTACATGAGCGCAGGATTGAGGCCAGCGGCCTCCATATCCTTCCGCGCACGTTGGTACGCGGTTGAGCTCATACGCTCTTGGAAGTCCATTTGTTGTTGAGCCTGTTCCTTGGCCTGGGAGCGGGCAGAGGAGCCGCCCATGATATTAGCGGCGGCTCCTATCCCGCTGGCGACCATTAGACCCGTTGCGGGATCCATTAGAGACGGTCGATACCAGGAACAGAGTAGAGAGGCATGACGCGTGCAAATTTTGCGTCGAAGAACGCGTCGAGAATGAAGTCGGGCGTATTGGCGGTGACCGCCTTGACGCGCGACATGGGAGGAGTTTCTTCGATGAAGTCCTCGTTAAACGGAGGAGGGACACCGGCCACGTCGGCAAGCTCCTGGCTAAGTGTCCAGACATCGAAGCTATTAGCCACACCGGAACGTAATTGACCGGTGATGAGTGATGGTTTGTAGCGGTACTCGGCCCAGCGCTCCTGATAAGCGAAGGCCTCGTCGTCGTATGGAACCGACGTAACAGGATTGATGACGCCCGGGCCTTGAGCATAAAGCTCTTTGTTGAGAACGGCCTGTTCGCCGAGATTGGCGAGGGGCGGTAAATAGTGGTCGACGCGAGTGCGACGCGACCACATGCGATTGAGACCCTGCTGATAAGTAAGGTCTGCACGAACGGAGATGAGGCCGATAAGGAGACAGTGCTCCGTGAAGGATTTGGAGAAACCGGCGTTATGAACGCCGATAGTGCCGGTAGCGGCGAGAACGCCCAAGGCGCCGGCGCCGGCAGAGGCCATGTTCGTGACAGGGTGAATGTTGACCGCGAACGTGCCGCCACCGAGATACTCGGGGCGCTGAAGACGTTCGTCGGGGGAAGAGACACCAAACATCATTTTAATGTTTTCGGTGTAGCGAGTGCCGCCACGAGCGTCAAGCTCGTAGAGATGTTGAAGGGTTACAGCCTCGCGGAAGGTGTTAAGAGTGGCAGAAGTGGCCGCCGTCAGATCGGCTTGAAGAACGCCAGCCAACTCTGAACGAGGAATGGCTGTTCCGACAGCGGTTCCATC